GAGCTTCAGTGGAAAATTTGGAATTGTTTTAAAGAATTTGACCAATGCCAAAAAGTGCTGAAACATTACAGAGAGCATAGGAGAATAATGCCTTTAGAGACTGAAACTGATTTCGAGGGAATGAGCGAGTTGGAAATTTATAAGCATCGGGACAATCTTAGGGCGCTGATTACGAGGAGAAAGCAGACCATTAAGAAAATGGAAAACTCTCTGCCTGCTCCCGAAGACCCAGAGTATAAGAGCCGACTGCACACGCTGAATCTAAAACGGGAACAACTCCAAGAAAAAGAAAACGAACTCATGGAATGTGAAAAATTTTTGAATAATGGAAAATAAAATATATGCTCCTTTGGAATGGTATACGGTTCAGAGGAAAGTAAAAGAGTTAGTGCCTTGTGATTTCAATCCAAGACAAATCAATGATGCCGATATGAAGAAACTCCGAGAGAGCTTGGAGAAATTCAATTTGGTAGAAATTCCAGTCATTGACCTAGACAATACGCTGATAGCAGGACACCAGAGAGTAGCTGCGTTGTTCGTGCTGGGGCGTGGTGAGGATAGCATCGATGTAAGAATTCCAAACCGAAAGCTTACCGAGGAGGAATTCAAAGAATACATGCTCCGAAGTAATATCCATAATGGTGAATTTGATTGGGAAAAAATAGAGGAATTCTTTCAAGATTTAGACCTTGAAGGTATCGGAATGGATATGGGCGATTTTGATGAATTTTTGAAACAGAACGCTGTGCTTCCGCCTGAAGAAGAGGGCGATTTTGACGCTTCACTTCATGAAAAAACGCAAAGTGTAGAGGGGGATTTATTCGAATTAGTTTCTAAAGATAAAAACATAAAGCATAGGTTTTTGTGCGGTAGTTCTACCGATTCAGAGAACTGGGCGAGGTTGCTTGGTGATGACAAACTAAACCTATTACTTACCGACCCTCCGTATAATGTAGACTATCAAGGAGGAACGAAAGACAAACTAAAAATCAAGAATGACAAAATGAGCAATGATAATTTTTATCGATTCTTGTATGATTTCTTTGTGAATAGTTATGTTTTTTCTCATGCTGGTGCGCCTGCGTATGTATTTTATTCGGATTCGGAGGCTATCAATTTCAGACAATCTATGCTGGATGCAGGATATAAGATTTCCTCTACTTTGGTCTGGGTAAAGAATTCATTTGTATTAGGAAGGCTGGACTATCATATGCAGCATGAACCTGTTATTTTCTGCGAAGAAACACAGCCTACGGAGATAGAAACGCACCGCTCGCTGGTGTATGGCTGGAACGCAGAAGGAGCTCATCCTTGGTATACGGACCGAAAGCAAAGTTCGATTTTAAGGTTTGACAAACCACAGCGAAACGCAGACCATCCTACGATGAAGCCTTTAGATTTAATGGGGTATTTGATAAAGAATTCCAGCAGACAAGGGGAAATTGTAGGTGATGGCTTCTTAGGTTCTGGCTCTACTTTGATAGCTTGTGAGCAGAATTGGAGAGCGTGCAGAGGCTTTGAGTTGGACACGAGGTTTTCGGATGTTATTGTAAGACGGTGGGTGTCCTACATGAAAGAAAACGGATTGGCTTATGAAGTATGGAGGAACGGGAAACAGCTTACAGATGCTGAGATAGAGCAATTTAATAAAAAGTCAGAGGAATAAACCTCTGATTTTTTTTGCAAAAAGTTTTAATTTTATTTTGATATTAAATTTAATATCATTATCTTTGTAGTGTTAATTTAAGTAAACAAAAGATGAAGTATTCAGAACTACACAAAAAACTCAGAGAAGCAGGGTGTTATCCCTTAAGGGAGGGAGCGAATCACCCCATTTGGTTCAGTCCACTGACAGGTAAAACATTCCCCACCAGCAGACATGAAAGCCAAGAAGTGAAACAAGGAACATTAAATAGCATTCTAAAAAGAGCAGGGCTGAAATAAGCCCTACTCTTCAACAATTAAAAAAATAAATAAAATGACAGCAATAGTAATTATAGAAAAAGGACAAGACGGTACTTTTGATGCAAGAACTGCCGACGATACACCTGTGGATTATATGGTTTTAGGACAAGGTAATACGGTAGAAGAAGCTCAGGCTGATTTTTATTCTTGTTATGAAGAAATAAAGGATGTATATAAAGAGCAAGGCAAAGATTTTCAAGAAATCACATCGTTTAGATTTCAGTATGATACTGCATCTTTTTTGCAATATTATAGCAAAATATTATCATTAGCAGGATTAGAACGCTTGACTGGAGTTCATCAAGGGCAGTTGAGCCACTATCTTACAGGAAGAAGAAAACCGTCTCAAAAAACAATTGACAAAATTCAAACCAGTCTTCATAATTTTGGTAAAGAACTACAACATTTAGAGTTTGCTTAAATTAACACTTTAAAATTCTGAATGCTTTGCCCTGCAAATGCAGGGCTTTTTTGTGTCTTTTACAGAAAAAATCCTAAAAATTATCTTTGAGGCATGGAATTGTCAAAATTCAAGAAAGACAGCAGTTTTCAGCGTATAAAGGCGAGTTACCTAGATGAGAGTTCAGTGGAACTGACCGAGCGTGAGGCAGAGAAGAAAAAGCGGATGAGCCACGCATGGTCACTGAGATTGAATAACAAATACTCTACCTATCAAGTAATTCAGATACTAATGAGAGACCACGGGATTTCTCAGGCTTCGGCGTATCGTGAGTATAATATGTCCATGCAGATTTTCGGCGAGCTGGATGCTACTACATTGGCGGCGGAACGGCAGGTGCTGAAAGAGGCTTTCTGGAATGAATATCAGAAGGCTGTAAAGGCTGGTAATGGAGACCTTGCAGTTAAGGCGTTGAAAGAATACAGGGAACTATTTAATTTTGATGAAAACGAAAACCAGATAGACCCTAATAAGATACAGGCGCATGAGTATAACATCAAAATGCCGAGAAGAATTTATAAGATGATGGATAAGGAGTTTGCGTATGGTGTAGTAGATTTTAATAATCTAGAAATCGAGGATGCAGAATTTAGGGAAGTAGAAGAAAACGAAGATGATGATGAATAGAGAGATTAGCAATTTGATAAAACCACAGAAAGAGATTCTGCTCAATCCTATGCAGATGGCGGCTGTTCTGGCAAACCATCGATATAAAATTCCTTATATCACAATAGAAGCGGCGAGGGGGTCGGGCAAGTCTACTGTATTGGGGTGGTTTTTAAAGGAAGCCGTGAGGCAGATGCCACGCTCTACTGGTGTGATTGTGGGGGAGACTTTTGTGCAGATAAAGTCCAGAACCCTGCCATCTACCAAGGAGGGGCTGGAGATGTTTGGGCTGTATGAAGGTTATGACTATGTAGTGGGAAAGAGTGGGGTATCTATGGGCTTCGAGCGACCATTCCAAGCGCCCGACAGCTGGAATAATGTAATTCATTTCAGAAATGGCGCCATTGCGGTGATGGTTTCGCTGGACAATCCCAATTCAGGAAGGGGGTTGAATTCTTATTGGGTAATGGGCGACGAGGCTGTATTGCTTACCTACGATCGATTATTCAATAATGTTTTGACAACTAACAGGGCAAAGAAGGAAATATTCAAAGGCAAATCTATGCTTCATGCCGAGATATTCGTTTCTTCCGTGGCGATGACCAAGAAGGGGGAATGGTTCACTAATAGGGAGAAAATGGCAATGGAAAACCCAAAAGAGTATACCTTTATCAAAGCATCTTCAAAAGTTAATATCCACAACCTAAAGCCTGGCTGGATAGAGAAGATGAGAAGAGAGGCGCTCTCAAAGACTATGTTTGAAGCTGAGATATTGAACATCCGCCCTGGGAAGATTGCTGATGGCTTCTATGCACAGCTCAGCAAGAAGAATTATTATAAGTATAAATATGATATCGAAGCCTTGGGGGACTTGGCAGAAAACTATGTGCCGAGCAGTAAGTATGACACTGACCTGGTGCGTGGTGTTCCACTACAATTCAATTTGGATTTCGGGGGAAGAATTAACTGTGGGACAGTATCGCAGTATCTAGAAAGCCAAGGAGAGATAAGATTCATCAAGGAGTTCTTTGCGAAGAATCCTGATAAACTTTCCGATATGGTTAAACAGTTCATCGACTACTATAAACACCACCAATCCAGTTGTAATGTAGTGCATCTGTATCATGACCGCTCTGGTTACAAGTCCGAGGCGAATTCCAAGACTACATTGGCAGAAGATGTAGAGAATGCGCTCCGTTCGGCTGGCTGGATCGTGATTAACCAGACACCGAACACGAATAATCCCGAGCATATACAGAAGTTCAGATTGATTAACGAAATTCTTTCCGAGCAGAATCCTCGGCTTCCTATTGTTAGGATAAATGAAAACCAGTGTC